CTATAATGTAAGCGCAATCAGCGCACCAAGTATTCTCAATGCTGCTTCGGGTGACCTACTCAGCTGTGAGATGTCCGTATCAATCCTTACGAGTTGGAGGTAAAATGTCCGAGTGGGAAAAAGAAAACGAAGCCTTCCTGATAAAGATCGGGCAGGTAACACCAGCAACACCAAAGCCAGCAACTACTAAGAAAGACGAGGAATAATCTCATGGCTGTATTTCTAAATAATAATGTGGGCGTGAAGATCAACTCAGTCGATCTTTCAGACCATGTCACAGCAGTAACAATCAACCGCACATTTGATGAGCTAGAAGTAACCGCAATGGGTGACTCAGCACACAAGTTCGTAAAAGGCTTGGAAGCATCTACTGTAACTATTGATTTCCTAAATGACACAGCATCAGCAAATGTATTGGCAACACTACAGGCAGCATGGGGAACAACAGTCACAGCTGTATTCCTACAGACAAAGGGAACAGCAGTTTCAGCGACTAACCCTCTTTATACTGTTTCATTGCTAGTCAATAACACAACAGACATCAACGGTGCTGTAGCAGATATTGGCACACAGTCAATTACATTCACATGCAATTCAACAATTGCAGTAGCCACAACAGGCACATTCTAAACAACTAAACAAAGGGGCAAACCATGGCAAAACTAAAGATCGTTCGTACAGATGGAAGCGTGCTAGAAGGCGAAATTACCCCAGCGGTGGAATACGCATTTGAGCAATACGCTAAAAAGGGTTTTCATAAGGCTTTTCGCGATGAGGAAAAGCAAACGGATGTTTATTGGTTAGCATGGGAAGTGACTCGCAGGTCAGGTGAATCTGTTAAGCCTTTCGGGATTGATTTCATTGAGACACTTAAAAGTGTTGAGGTGCTTGACTCAGACCCTTTAGCTTAAAGCGCGATCTTCCATTCACCTATCTAATTGCTAGGCTAAGCATTAGGTTGGGAATCGCGCCACAGCAGTTATTGGAATTAGATAAGACCATGCTAGATGCTCTAGTTCAAGGTCTCAAAGATGAAGCAAAGGAGTCCAGCGATGCCAGCAAGCGTAAAGGGCGGCATTGAACTCCGTAAGGCTTTGAAACAATTTACTCCAGATCTTGCCAAAGAAACTCAAAAAGAATTAGCTGCGATCCTAAAGCCGATTACTGCTAAGGCTCGTGGATTTATACCTTCTACAACTCCTTTGAGTGGTTGGGCTGATAGTAATCAAAAGGGTTCTTGGTCTAATCGTGTCTGGTCCTCATCTGAGGCAAAGCGTGGCATTGGTTACAAGACAACACCATCAAAGCCTAATCGATCAGGTTTTAGATCTTTAGCTCGCATTGTCAATGCTTCTGTGTCAGGCGCAATTTATGAAACCGCAGGTCGTAAGAATCCACAGGGCAGACCACAAGGCAAAATGCGTGAAGTAGTCATACCTACACGCAGACTTGATACAGGTGTCGGTGAGCATCGCTATATGACGAGCACAGGCAAAGGCTATGGCAAAAGTAATAACCCTTATGCAGGACAACAATTTATTGACGCTATGAATCAAACAGGTCAGATCGTCAATGCCTATGTTCGCCAAGAAGGACAAAGAGGACGCGCTAGCAATAAGATGAAAGGTCGCGCAATCTTTCGTGCTTGGGCAGAAGATCAAGGAAGAACACAGGCAGCAGTCATTAAGGCTATTGAAAGTTCTAAAGAAAAACTAGAATCAAGATTGAAGGTGAAGTAATGGCAGCCGATGTAAAGATTGATATTGCCGCCGAATTCACTGGTAAAAAGGCGTTTAAGCAAGCGGACACAGCAACCCAGAAACTCATGGGCAATGTTAAAAAACTAGCTGGTGCTGTAGGTCTTGCTTATGGTACTTCTGCCATCATTGCTTATGGCAAGGCTTCCGTCAAAGCCTTTGCAGCAGATGAAGCAGCAGCAAGACGATTAACAACAGCTGTAGAGAACTTAGGCATAGGTTTTGCTAATCCTCAAATTGCAGATTACATTGCCAATCTAGAAAAGTCAGCTGCCATTGCAGATGATGTTCTTCGTCCAGCGTTTCAATCTTTGCTTACTACCACTGGCAGTCTTACAAAGTCTCAAGAATTACTTAACAACGCCATTCAGATTAGTCGTGCTTCTGGGATTGATTTAGCAACGGTATCAGGCGACCTGGCTAAAGGTTATGTAGGAGTTACCAGAGGACTTGCTAAATACAATACTGGATTGACTAGAGCAGAACTCCAATCTAAATCATTCTCTGAAATCCTAAGCGTCATGCTTGCTCGGTCCGCTGGATCAGCCGAGGATTATTTAAGCTCTACTTCTTACCAGATGAATGTATTGGGTATTGCTACTGGTAATGCTTCTGAAATTATTGGTGGCGGTTTAGTAGATGCTTTTGCTCGGATTGGTGGCGGTACTGAGGCTAGTGATGCAGCATTTGCTATAGAGACTATTGCAACTGCTATTGCGAAGGTTACCTCAGCCACAGGTTCGGCATTGGGTGTCATTCCTAACCTGATTAAGAATCTAAAGAATTTGCCTAGCCAAATCTTCATGGGCTTTGCAGGCAAGCAGGCTGGCGTCACTTTAAGTCCTGCTAAAAAGGAAGAAAAGAAGCTCACTCTTACACAGGTGCAACAACAGCAAGCGTTGGCTAAATTAGAAGCCGCTGCTGTAAAGCGTAACAAAGAACTATTAGCACTGAAGACTAAGCAACTTGCAACAGACAAATCTAAAGCTGCTTTAGAGAAGGCAAATCTTGCGCTAAACAAGGCCACAGATGTCTTTGACATGGACAAGATCCAGATTGCAGCAGCTCTAACTAATCAAGCTGAGCAACTAGGCAAGGCAACTAGCGGCGCACAAATCTTACAGATTGCTAATGATACTGCTCGCCTAAATGTCAAGAAATCTATGCTTGCTTTAGAAGATGCTATTGCCGCTAAAGACGAGCAAGCCATTATTGCTGCCACTGCTAAACTTAACGAGGATCTAAAAATTCTTGGTGCTTTGACAAATCAAAAGACTCAAATGGTTGCCATTGAGTCAATCCTCAAAGGACTAGCACCAAAAGATTTAATCGATCAAAATAACCTAGATGAAGCCCTGCGTAAGATCCGAGAGATGCTTGCTTTATTGGCTCAGGTCAAAACACCTACCATTGTGCCTCCTGCTGGCGGTGGCGGTGGCGGCGGTGGTGGCGGTTTTATACAGACACCTCATGGTATTTCACCAACCACTCCACCTCGATCAGTTGCAGAAATAAATGCAGCTGTCGAAGCCATAGGCGGAGTAGTTTCTGTCATTGGGGAAAATGGTAAAGAGTTTATTAAACTTGTTGAGGGTGCTGCACCTGTATTTCAAGGGTTAGAAGATAGTGTTGCTAAAAACCTATTTATTGCACAAGGTATTTTAACTCAACCTTTTAATGCAGGTTCATTCCGCTCAGCAGAAGGTGGATCGTTATTCACTTCGGGTGGCGGCGGAGCATATGATCGCAATTTTAACATTACTGTCAATGCAGGAGTCGGAGATCCTAACGCCATTGCAGAAGCTGTCACTCAGGTAATCCAAGATGCAGTAGATCGTGGCACTCTCCGAGGTGGTGCTTACTAATGCCATGGCTTCCAGAATGGCGAGTTACAGTAGGTGATGATGTCTATACGACTGTCACCTCTGTGTCCTTTGCCTCTGGTCGCTTAGACATTGATCGACAAGCTACGGCAGGTTACTGCCAAGTAGAAATTATCAACACCACTGGCGCAGATTTCACGATAAATGTCACAGAAGAAATAACCCTAGAATTAAAGAACTCCAGCGGTACTTATGTCACTGTCTTTGGCGGAGAAGTATCAGACTTTAACATTGGAGTCAGAAGCCCAGATGAGACTGGCTACATCACTACTGGCAAGATCTTAGGCATTGGTTCTCTGGCTAAACTGACTAAGGCGGTCTATAACACTGCCCTCGCAGAAGGTTTGGATGGCGCACAGATTGCAGCCATTTTAGGAAATGCTCTCAATCTTACATGGGCTGAGGTAACACCGACAGTTACATGGGCTACTTATCCTGCAACCCAGACATGGGCAAATGCCGAGAGTTACATTGGCACAATTGACTCAGGCTTCTACACAATGATCGCTGTCGCAGCTAGTGCCACTGCCAAGTCTCAGACCCTTGCAGATCAGATTGCTACTAGCGCACTAGGCACTCTTTACGAGGAAAAGGATGGAAATGTCTCATATGACGATGCAGATCACAGATCTAACTATCTTGCAGCAAATGGCTTTACTAACCTCGATGGCTCGTATGCAACACCAAGTTCTATCACCTCAACAACTCAGACTGCTCGCATCCGTAACAGCCTTATCTATCGCTACTCCACAGGATACGCTAGCACCTACAGTACCTCTGACAGCGATTTTATAGCTTCTTACGGTCTCTTTGAGCGTTCATTCGACTCTAACATCAAGAACCTTGCAGACATCACTGACATCGCCTCAAGAGAGTTAAACCTACGCAAGAACCCTAGAGGCTCACTCGGAGCCATTACTTTCAGATTAGACAATCCAGACATGCCAGATGCCATGCGCAACTCTCTGATTGGCGTGTTCTTTGGTCAGCCC